AATGGCACTTTCGAAACAAACGAACAAGTCGAGGCTTGGGACGAAGATGGTGTATCTCGTTATCGTAATGAAATAATCGGTTCATTGACTTCATTTGAAATTTCTGCATCAGATCCAAATTTTGTCGTAGGCGAAGAAGTGATTGTTGAAGGTGGAGAAGGTAAGAAAGGAAGAGCCATTGTAACGAGTATCGAATCTGAAGTCGGTGTAGTTAGTTTCGATATGATAGAATATGAAACAGGTTGGGGATATAGTGCTGATACTCAACTCATCGGCATGGATAGAATGCTCTTACTAGATGATGTAGTGTTAGAAAACACCGATTATTTTTATCACATCGATCCATTTCAACAATTTAAAACTGTGCATCAAGATCTAGCTCTCGTTTATTTCGATGAAGATAATAGTAACACAGATGCATTTACACTCGGCGCCGAACTACATGTACACTACAGTGATAATACTGCACAAAATTCTGTATTTGATTGCACAATCGTAGAAGTGAATAAAAATCAAGATTATATTATTATTAATTTTACGAAAGCAGATTATATAAACTCTAATAATCAAGTTGAACTCGATGACGGTAGACTTCTACTCGGAGCTAGTGTTAACAATTTCTATACAAATACAGGCGCAGAACTTGTAGTAGATAGCGCAGCAGGTGATATTTCTGATGCTTCAATATCAGGAAATGTTATTGCAACTGGTAATGTGTTCACAATAGAATATACTATTAATGATAATAGCATCGTAATTTCTGGAGATAAACTGATACAGAGAGAAGATACTAATACATTAACTTATGCTCAAGTCACCGTTGCTAATACTTTTTCTAACACAACATCAGGACAATTATATGCTAATGTTGTCCGCAATAAAGGATTTTTTAGAACAAATAGAAATTTTATAAGGCAACGAAGCGGTCAATCAGACGTATATGGTTCAATTCAAAAAGTAGCGAATGTTCAAATTGGTATTATCAACAATGGAACAGAGCTGGTAGGCGGCATACCATTTAAGAAGCTAGCTAATACCTATGCTTCAAATACATCGCTTGGCTCGTACGCGCGCGGATCGGCAAATAATAATAGTTTTTCGTTTACTACGAAAGCAACTATCAGAGGTCCTGAACAGTTCTTAGAAGATACTAAAGATTATTTTTACTACGAGACAACGACTCGTGAAGGTGGACCATTTTATATAGGTCTGCTTGATACTGATACAGCTATAGGCAACCTCGATACTTATGATGCTGCCTCTCCACAAAATTCAGTATTTCAGTGGATAGCAGGAGGAAATACAATTCAGTTTAGTAATACACTGATCGGTGATGCTCTGAATTTTACTAACACTGCTATTCAAGTTGGATCTCTCGATAGACTAATAGTTACAAATCCAGGTGAAGGCTATGGTATTTCTCCTTTGTATGTAGCTTATGATCCGCTGGCATTTCACACGGAACGTTATGATTTCTATATTAGATATGTTTCAGAAGACGATGATGATGTGTTAAAAGCATTTCGTTTGGGTGAAATTATAAGAGTAGGTACATCAAATGCATTTGGTAGAATTAGAAAATTTGACGTAAACACACGCGAATTAATTGTTACTCGATTACATACAACTCAAGATGTATCGGCGTATGCTTCACAATCACAATGGGGCGTACAAGATGATTTTAGAATTGGTGACGTCATTCGAGGAGAAACGTCAGGAACTGCAGCTACAATTGAAGTAGTTGATGAAATGAGAATGCATCCACGTATTGGATTAAATGCCAAAATTAGTGCAGAAGCATTATCTGGTGACGGTTTTGCAACGTCGGTCAGAGTTATAGATTCGGGTGTTGGTTATTTTGGTCGTCAATTAGATTCTACTACTGACACATACGTTCGTGGTGAACCGCTTACTTTAAGATCACGCAATGATACAACAAAAACAATATCAGTAGTTGGTTTCCTCGGAAAAAATGGGGTTGCACCTGGTGTTCATCCAAATCGTAAATCATTTCTCAGTACGGATAAATATCTGTCAGACAATGATTTTTATCAAGAATATTCATATCAAGTTTTAACTGCGTTGCCTTTCAGTAAGTATAAACAAACACTTATAGATGTTTTGCATTTAGCTGGTAGCAAACCATTCGGCGGCTATGTAGGTACTTCTGAAGCATCTGTAGCAGTTGATCCTAGTCAAACGACGAATACTTGGGATATTAAAAACTATGACTTATTTGTCAACCAAAATTCATTCTATAGCGCAACTATATCGTAGAGATAAATAAAAGATGGCAAAGAAACTCGTACCAGCAGAATTTAAAACACATATCATCGACCAGCTCATTGAATCGGTCACTGAGCGGGCTAATACGTCGTATTATGCTTTTATCGGTGATCATGAAACTGTTGCTTCAACACTCGAAGAAGTTAATCCTCCTTTAGAAACAGTCAATAAATTAAATTCTGAAGTTTTCCGTAATATGATATTTGGTAAAAGAATAAACAGCAACGATATGCGGTTTATGATTAAGCGAAATAATTGGGAGAGTGGTACCGTTTTTGAAATGTATGACGATCAAAAACAAGAATTGCAAGATAGTAATTTTTATACTGTCGTTGACGAAGATTCATTTAAGCACGTGTATAAGTGTTTAAATAATGCAAACGGCGCTCCAAGTACAATTAAACCTCTTTTCGAAGACGCTAAATACGATGCTGATCTATATGTAGTCGGAGATGATTACTATGAAACTTCTGATGGTTATCAATGGAAGTATATGTATAGTATTCCATCAAGTGATTTTACTAAATTTGCCACAGAAAAATATATTCCAGTCCTTGCAAATACTCAAGTAGAAACAAATGCTGTAGAAGGTTCTATTGATGTAATCAAAATAGTTACACACGGTAAGAATTATCAGAATCATATTAAAGGTAAATTTTTACAATCTGATTTAAACAGAATTACAGCATCGATAGCTGCAATATATGGTCTAACAAATGCGTCGAGAGTCTATAGACTTGCAGTTGGTGCAAATCAAACACGAGATTTTTATAAAAATACAATTATGTATTTGTCAAGTGGTGTAGGTTCTGGTCAATACAAAAAAATAGTTAAGTCGATAGAAATTCCAGATATTGGTGGTGTATTTGTTGAATTAGAAGATAATTTTACCACTATACCTGATGATACGACTACGTATGAAATTTCTCCAGCTGTCCAAATTGTTGGTGATGGAACTCAAACAGTCAATGCTGTAGCTAGAGCTATCATCAATGCAACCGCTTCTGATAGTATTCATAAAATAGAGATGCTAAATGTCGGTGCAAACTATTCATATGCAGCAGCTACTGTGCTCACAGGCGATCCGCAGAGAGATTCTAGCGGCAATTCTATAGACGTCACACCAGCTACTATTCGACCAATTACAGCACCTCAGGGTGGTCATGGAGCAAATACGATTGTAGAATTTGGGGCGACGAGACTAGCATTTAGTACAAGATTAAATAGAGATGAATCGGGTCTAGTTGAACCTACAAATACTTTTAGCCAATTTGGTATCATTAGAAACCCACAATTTGCAAATGTCGCCATATACACTGAAAATGTTTCTGGTAGTTTTATAGAAGGCGAGACAATATGTCAAATTACAAAGATTCAGTTAGGAGATCAATTATCTTGGACTGCAAATAGTGCAGTAGGCAATTATCTACTCGATCAATCTAGTGTAACTGACAATGAATACGGTGCTCATTTTAATGAAGGTGATTACGTTTTTGTAAAAACTTCTGGTGTTGCACCATCGTATAGATTATATACTGTAGGAAATGCCTCTAACACTACAGCTATTCATATCGCATCGACTCTTGATATTACAGACGGAACATCTTGTACTGTATATTATGTGCACAAACAAGCAGAAGCAACAGTTAAAAATATTAATCCTCCATTTCCAATTACAAACACACCAACTTCTGGTATGTTAGTAGATAATTGTTCTCCAGAATTTAGAAAAGGCAGATTGATATTTGGTCTCGAATCTAAAAATATAGCAACTATCAAAGGAATTGATATAAATAGAAGAATTAATGATGGTAATGCTGACTTTATCTTTAATAATTTTAATCAAATGACAAAGATAATCGGATCCAGCGTCACCGGAACTTTTATACAAGATGAAACAGTGATCCAAGGTTCTGCTAATGCTCAACTACATTCTGTCACAGGTGGAAATACCCTCAATCTAACAAACGTCACCGGTGATTTTTCAACAGTGGGTCTTATTAAAGGCGCAGTGACTGAAGCAGAAATGGAAGGTACACAAAACGATCAGCTAGACATTGTTTACGGTGATCTAGATCCTAATTCAGGTAGTATAATTTATTTACAAAATGACATTCCAGTCGATAGAGACGAAAACCAAACAGAAGAAATTCGTGTAATATTGGAGTTTTAAGTAATGCCCCTAAATACTAATCTACTCGCTTCTCCCTATTTTGACGATTTCGATAGAAACAAAGATTACTATCGGATTTTGTTCAAGCCCGCAACAGCGGTTCAAGTAAGAGAAGTGAACCAGCTTCAATCCATGTTGCAAGATCAAATCGAGCAATTTGGTGATCACATTCTCAAAGCTGGAACAGTCTTAACAGGTTGTGATTTTACTTTTGAAAATGCATTTCCATATGTCAAGATTCTAGATACAACTCAATCAGGGGCCGCAGTTGATCTAACTGATATTAATGGATTGTTTGTCAAAGAAAATACGACAGGAAAAATAGCAAAAGTTGTACACGTAGAAAATGGTTTCGAAAACGATGCATCCGGTAATCTAAAGACTCTTTATTTAGACTATAACGATGATGCTGATGTTACTCAAGTCGTCGACGAGTTTACTCAAGGAAATATTCTTCGGGTTTTTGCTAAAGATAATCGTTTATTTGATTTGACGGTATCTAGCGGCGGTACTATTCAAGCATTTTCTAATAGCGACGTAGTGGTAATTTTACCCGCTATCGAAGTTGTAACAGTAACTGATAGTGATAATAGTTGGCCTAATCCTTTTGTTCAAGGTGAAACACTGACTAATTCTTCTGGTTCTATAGAAGTATTGTTGACAAGTGATTCGAATTTTTATACGAATACTGAAAACGAATCATCTATTCTTCGAATCAAACCTAATCCTACAAAACAATCTGGCAGTTCTCTCGATGTTGATTCATGGGAAAAATTGGCAGTAGGTACGATACTGACTACTAGTTCGAGTAATAATGAATTAAAAGTAATTGGTTTCAGAGGCACGGGCGCAACGGGTACAGTCACAACTACAACAGCTGGTCAAATTTCAGATTTGACTTTGACCCGCGGTGGTGTAGGATATGATGTTTTACCTCATGTCAGTGTTTATTCTTTAGGAGCAACACCTACTCAAATTCAAAATCTTGTCATTGCTCCTCAAGATTTTTATCAAGAAGTCACGATCGCGCCGTCTGCTGACTTTACTGATCCTGTCGGATACGGTTATGGTGTTTCTGTATCTGCCGGCCAAATTTATCAGAAAGGTTTATTTTTAAATGTTGCTTCTCAATTTAAGATGGTCGAAAAATATTCAAATACACCATCTGATGTATCAATTGGATTTGATAGCACTGAATCTGTAGTCAACGTTTTTACCGACTCATCACTTTATGATAATGCACAAGGTTTTTTGAATTCATCAGCGCCTGGAGCTGATAGACTAAAGCTTACTCCTGTCTTAGTTGTTAAAACTGATGCACAAGAATTGACAGCGGCAAACTATTTCCCTCTCGTCAGATTCTCTGAAGGTAATCCATATCTACAAAATAAACTAACTCAATACAATAAACTCGGCGATATGATTGCCGAACGAACTTATGAAGAGTCAGGAAACTATGTTCTTGATGAGTTTAATGCTGCGACTAAATCTACTCCGACATTTGCAGATTCTAATACTAATTTCTCATATGTGATTGACCCGGGTCATGCATATATTAATGGTTATCGTGTACAAACCGAAACTAATTTTACAAAGAACGTTGCGAAAGGTACAGAGACAGAGACAGCAAATAATCAAGGTATAGATCTAAACTATGCCAATTACGTTGTAGTCGAAGAAGTTGCTGGTGCACATGTGTTTACATCAGGTCAAACTGTACAACTGAAAAATTCTAATGCTAACTTTATTTCTCAACACGGAAACAGTAGCAATACTGTAACTAGCTCGATTGGTGGTACAACTATTGGTACTGCACGTATACGTAGCATGCTTTATCAGTCTGGTATACAAGGTACTGCTACTGCTCGTTATCGTTTGTACTTATTTGATATACAAATGACTGGTGGTTATTCTTTTGATAATGTCAGAGGAATTTATAGTCCTGATAATTCTGGTACAACTCAAGACGGTTTCGCTGACGTCGTATTACAAAATGGTAATCAGTTTATTTTGAGAAGTGTAAAAAGTACTGCTCAGCTCGATAACTATAGAAAATCAGTATACACAAAATATGCAGAGCTAGTCGATAGTAATAACGACACTCTCGTATTTGATATTAAAGCTCCGGTTAAATCATTCTCTAATTATTCGTACATCTATAGACAAATTACCGGTAATTTGACAGTAGCTACTAACGGCACCATTGATATTAATAGCGATGGTGGTACTGCTGTCTTCCCATATGTTGCTGCATTGAATGATGTCGAAGAAGATGATTTGATTATTATACCACAAACAGATATCGTTGCTGCGACTCAGGAATATACTGGAGTATCTGTAAGCGAGGTTTCTCAACTTGTAAGATCTAAGTTTGGTGCTAACACGTATCAAATTACAGTAAATGCTAGTACCCCCACCGCATCATTTACAACTTCATTTGAAGAAGGCGATTGGATTCAAGATGGTGCTATGACAGCACAAATTCTAAGTATCGATGGTCAAAATAAATTGACGATTAAAACTAACACCGATGCTTTTACTAATACTGCCGCAACGTATGTCTTCGAAAGATATTTCCCGAAAGATGTGCCTATACCGCTTAATCGTAGATCTTCTATGACTGCCAATGTCAATAGTAATCAAACTACGATGACGATTGATTTAGGTTTAAATGTTGATGCAGGTTCGACTGTTACTGTAACGTATGATCAAAAAGTTACTAATGCATCTTCTAATCTGACAGTTAATCGTGGCTGTTTTGTAAAACTTACGACGACAGCGGGCGCACTACCTGATCCAAAATGTCTCGGTTTCTCCGGCATCTTCAGATTAAAGAATGTTTATAATGGTGCTAATACAAGTGCTGAAGTAATTACTGATGAGTTTTATATCGATCATAATCAAAATGCTAGTTATTACGGATTAGGTTATTTGTATGCTGATCCGCGTAAAACATCTCCCACGACTCTCGCATCAACAATTTTGGTAGAGCTAGATTATATTTCAGAAGCGACTCATGGTCTGAAGATTATCAATTCATATACTCTTGACGATGCTACTCCGTTGGCAAATCTAACTAGTTCAATGCATATGTTAGAGATACCAGAATTGACTAGCAATAATGGTAGATATTATGATTTGCGAGAGTGTGCTGATTTTAGAATCATGGCAGAAGCGACAGCAAATACTGTTACTGATCCTGCAGATCCATTAATTACTTGTGATCCTACAGAGACCGTTACATTCCCGTCTACTTCGTTTAAATTTCCAAAACCTCAAAGTGATTTTACTTTTAACTATACCTATTTCAAACCAAGACGTGACGAAATTGCAATCATGTCTGATGGAAGATTTGAAGTAACTCAAGGTGCTGGTGAAACAAAGAAAGATGATAACCCTCAAAAATTAGTGTTGTATACATGTGACGTGGCAGCATATCCGTCATTGCCAGAAAATCTTTCTACTGAAATTAAAGAGATCATCAATAAGAGAACGATGAATCTCGGATCTTCGAGTCAGAGAATATCAAAATACAGTAATACTTTACGTAAGATTGATTCACAGACTCGCGGCTATACAATGAATCAAATAGCTCGTTTGGAAAAGAGAATTGCCGCTCTTGAATATAATCAAAATATTTCTACTCTCGAAAATTCTACTCGAAACAGAACAATTCAAAGTTCGGTAGATTCTACACTCGAAAGATTTAAATTTGGTTTCTTTGTTGATAATTTCGAAAACTATAATATGTCAGCGATAGGCGATCCAAATTTTGCAGCATCGATATACGAGTACAAACTTCAACCGTCTAAGAACGAGTTAGCAATCGAATTTGAAGTTTCACCGGAATCTACACGCTATGTAACAGGAAATACAGTACGATTCCCCTCTGTGAGAAGAAAATTATCTAGTCAGAGTTATGCTACGTATGCTCCTGTACCTGAAACGCCTGAAATTGAATTAAATCAATTCTGTGAATTTAAAACTAATCAAAATAAAAAGCATGCAGGTACAGTAGTAGCTGGAAGTACTGTTGAAGTTTATGACAGCGTATGGGAAGAATTTACTTTTGTTGGCTATAATGAAGCTCCTGAAGATGGATTAACTCGTCAAATTAAGATTAATTTCTTTAATCCAGAGGGCGGTATTGCATATGAAGTAATTCAACACAGAGCTCCGCCTACAAATAATAATCAAGAAAGTGGATCTACAGTTTGGCTGAGTAGTCAAGCACCTACACAAATTCCAAATTCAGAAGCTCTTGATTTGTTTGTTAAAAAATATCCAGTTAAAAATGCTAATAGCAGACCCTATCAAAATGTAAATGTTTGGTTAGAAACAGGTATAGCGAGTACATTTACATTTGGTTCATCTACGCTTGCCTCTGTTACTAAATCTGGTCAAATTAAATTTGACTATGATCATACGAAAGGAAAATACATCACAGTTAGAGTTTATAAACAAAAACCGGTTTTTAACTTTGAGATTTGCTATTATGCAGAAACTCAAGCTGATGCTATATACGACAAAGGATCTACTAGTATAAATCAAACTCCGCCTTGTCCACGTGGTGAATTTTTATATCATCGTTGTGAAGGAACTACACGTGTCAATATTGTTTGCGATGGTAATCGTGGAGAAATGATAGGCAATAAAATAGAAAATAGTTCAGATTGCGGCGGAGGACCAGTTGTTGATCCTCCAGATAATGAACAAAAATGTCCAGCAGCTGGAACTGTATGGGATACAAAGTGTAGAGGATATACTCGTTACGTATACACTTATACAGGTGAATCAATA